TGGGTACTGTTCCCGTTACGGCACTTATGTTGATGGAATTGTCAGAAGTAATCAATTCCTCATCCAACAGAGCGGTGAAAGGAACTGTAATATCCGCTATTTCATCGCTGTCTAGCATTGCCGTAGTAAGGGCGCAAGACCATAAACCTTTCTCGTATTTAATCGAATCAACTTGCTCAATCAGCAGATTGGCGTACTCTTCTATTATTGAGTCCTTGGCGTGGGAGTATGCGGATGTTCCCGAACCTCTGCTAACATTTGTAAATTGATATCCGCTAAGATATTGGTTAAAATCTGAATACGAAATTATTTCAAGGTCATTAACGTCCGAATAGATTGCGAATTTTCCTTGCGCTGGAACTTTTGCAGAATCTGAAATGGATGTGAATGGAATAATTGTCGTATAAGCATCAATGTCCTCCGACAAGGTTGCCGTCCACAGAGTCTCGTTACAATGTGCTACGGGTTCCGTATCGAAGTACCCCCGCTCCAAATCGTACAGTTTATGGCCAATTCTGTCTATGGAGTTATATTTGATATACTCATTTTCAATTTTAACTACGCCATTGTCCTTAAATATTTCAACATCGTCTCCGCAGTCGTAATAAATTTCTGTGGAATCAGGGGTTAATGTTCCAAGCAGATAGCGGTTTCTGATAATCGGCGTATATTCCAAATCTTCGGCGAGATATAAAGAAACAGTAGCCGGAGCAATCTTGTAGTGTTTTGGAAGATACTTTGAGATGGCATTTACAAATTTTATAGACATAGCCGTTTCCTATTCTTATGATAATTTTTAAGTGATTCTGATATTGATTTTCTTTTTTCTATTGTCATTGAATTTTTTACTGTTTCACTAATTTTTTTTCTTGTCTCCTTTGTTTGCGAGTGTCCTATTCTATTTTCCCATGAATTTTTCATTCGTTGAATAGTTTCTTGTGATAATTTTTTCCCCTTCTTAGGGCTAGGTTTTCCGAACATGGGATTATTTTCACCACTAAAATCAATATTATAAATATGCATAGGGTTATTTTTACCTTTAATAGACGGCTTTGGTTTTTTCATTTTATTGATGGATTCTTTTTTGTGTTTAAATCCCAATATACCCTCGCCACCATCGGTTAAATTATACCCATTAGGGGCTTTTGTATTCAGAGTTTTTATCCAAAACTGTTCCATTTCATTCAATTCTTCAACAGGATATTCTATAGGAATCCATTTGAAATTTTCTTTGCCATATTTTTTTAATGCTTTATGAAAAAAATATTTTGAGTTATTTTTTGCATCCCAAAGATGTGAACAAATTCTATTATTAAATTTTTTTATAGTTCTCCCAATATATTGTTTATTATTAAGTAAATTAGTTACCATATAAACATAAGCCATTTTATACCGCCACTAAAGTGAGAAATTGAATTGATGCTTTAACAGGAAATTCAGTTGTCGTCATTTCAATGTTTTGGTTTGAGTAACTTGCGTCAGTTACTCTTTTCATCTGCATGTAACACCAATCTATGCTACTTAATGATTCAATTGCGTAGATTAAATCGGAATACTTGATAGTAGAGCCAAGCCGTCCGTAATCAATAAGATATTGTTCGATAGCCTCTTGTATATTTGCTCTTGCCTGTGAATCCGTATAACCTGAATATTTGCGGTAGGAGACTTTGAACATAACCTCTACGGGTTCGGGGATAATATACTTGCGATGAACGGTGATAGACCTTTTTCTTTTTATTAACTCGTCCACCGATTCGTAGTAAGATAAATAATTTTCGCCATTCGTAGTAGGAACCAAAGGCGTTCCGTCCGTGTCCTTTAACAGAAGCCCGATTGTGATTTGGTTGAATTCCTTGAAATTAGGAGGGTCAGAATCTTCTTCGGCAAGGATATAAATATCCAAAATATTCGAGAAGTTGGCATTAATCATTGCTGTGATATCGTCATCGGTAATGGCCCTGTCACCTGTGGTATAATACTTTGGAGCATTAGCTCTGATTTCTTCCAAGGTTTCAGGATCGCCAGCATTAAGGAATGATTCTTCTTGCGTGACTCTTACGGTAATGGGTAATTCTTCTGTATCGGTAATGGTATCTAGCACATTAACAATCGACCCCGCATTGACGTTGCCGAATTTACCTATATTCAAGTTATATACGAACTTGATGAGGGAACTGATGGGTGGAACTTTTCCGAACGTATCATCCCCAAAAACAATACGAAGGGCATAATCGGAATACTGTTCAGCGTAATAATTCTCGCCATCGGCATCGGCGTTGACCAAAGAATCGATTTCATCCCATTCTTTATCGCTGACGTATATTTTTAACCCCGAATATTCGTATTCGGAATTGGGCCAAATTGCGTCTCCCACATAATAACTCTTGCTGTCTGAATTAAGGAGAAATTCTTGGTTTTTAACCCCTGTAGACGTATACGAGATTTCCTTTTCTGTTCCTTGTACTACCTTGACTGTAATTTCCTTTTCTCCCGCAATCAACTCATTCTCGTAGACCGTATAAAAAAGAATATTATCAGCTGTAGATAATTTTGTCCCTTGGGGAATTACAATGTTGTTAGCCGAAGCCTCTTTAATCCAGAGTTTAACTTCTCCATGCGAAGGAACAGCCCGCTTCACTTTGTAATTTAAGAGTTTTATGATTTTAAGCATATTCTCTTTTATTTGTACGGTGTCCAAATAATTTTCATTCGACAGGACGTTGATCCTGTATGTCAATAAGTCAGCCACATAGGCGAACATACGAATAAGGCTCGACCCCATGCCGCCTTCCACATTATCCTTCCATCCGTCAAGAACTGAGAGTTTAGCGTTCAGTTCGGAACGGATCGTATCGAAATCTCCGGCTAAAATATTAATACGGTCAGCCATTTTTATCTTACCTCGCTTGAATTACTTAGTAGAAATTCTTCTCTAAAAATTTGATTAGAACCCAATGCTTTAATACTAAAAATCATATCCAGGCGCAATGTTCCTATTGGTTCGTTAAGTGTGTATTGAAAATCTATAATGTTAACTCTATTCTCCCATCTTTGAATTTCCGCAATTAACGTAGCTCGTAAAGATTCAACATTTCTTACGCTCATTTGCTCGAATAAAAATCCATAAATGGAACAGCCAAAATCTATTAATCCAATCATTTCCCCTTTTCTCGTATACAGAATATTACGAATGGATTGGACGATTGCATCGTAGTTAGTCAGGGCTTTTAAATCACCGTATTGAAATTCAAAAATCTTTTGAATGTCTTTGTCTACGACAATTGAATTGTTGTAATAATTTTGTAATGTTTTGTTTTCTGATGTATATGTGGTATTTTCTGCCATTGTTATTATCCTATTGATACTGAAATTGTTGGCGGTTGAGCGGGAACGGAAAAATGAGGAATCGGCCCCGTGATGGCTTTCGTTCCCATTTTAATCGTATTATACAACCACATCTGATAAGAAAAAGCCGTAAGATCAGGTAAGGATATTGGAAGTGCTGGAATTGATGATATTTTTCCAACTATGAATCCTCCTGCTTTTCCTGCCGCGGCATTTATACTTGGAATAGCTGGAACTGGTATTGATGGGAGTATGGGTTTTTTCGGTAATTTTCCTTGTACCAGATTTGAAATGAATTCTAGAAGTTTTATTTTTTTTACAATTTGTATGATATAAGCAACTAATATAGATGGAAAAGCAGGAATTGGGGGAACACTTACTGGAATAGATGGCCGGATATTTCCGACAGAAAATCCACCCTTGATGCCCCCCGCCACGGCAGAAATTGCTGCACTTGTGGAAATGGCGGGAATGGACGGCATTGTTGGTATTTTTAGTTTTGGGGGAACAATTTTTAAATTTGGTTTAAGAGCAAATTTGATAAGATTATATCTAATAGCATCATAGGAGTAATTTGGAGGCAGTGAAAAACTTGCTGATGCTGATGTAGGGCTAATGTTACCTGTAATAAATGCCATTTTTAATACCTAATATCTTCCTAAGTTTATTTATCGTATTTCGGTTTGGGGATGTGTATTTATCATCCATTTCCACCTTGTACCTGAATCTTATCCCAAGCCCCTGCTAATTTCACTCGATCACATACCTGACTTTCTATTTTAAATGATGCCATTCCCGCCATACCTTCAGCGGCCGCAGCGATGGTCTCGGCTGCTCCTATCATGGCAAATCCTGTTATATTAGTTACTATTGCCTCACATATTTTTTTGATGGCTTTAAGCGCACTGTTCATTCCCTGAATCCACGAAGTAGCTTCAGCATCGGATATAACATGTCCATCCAAATATAAAAAATTTCCATTCATCGGCGCAGCACACTCTCCTTCTGGAGCCGAAATAACAGGAATGCCTGTGAAGAATTTTGATCCTGATGGTTTGTATATACCTGGATGTGTTGCAAAATCATTACCATTCATAGAGCCAATAAAAACGCCTCCGCCGCCGACTACGCGTGCCATATTATACTTACTACGAAGCATAGCCTCACCCATTGAGGTTACACGAACCATCGATTTGCCTTCCAATAAAGCCTGCCTGTCGGTACGTAATCTCAAATTACATCCTTCACAAATCCAACTGCTATCCACGGCATTTCGTGAAGCATATCCGCCTTCGCCATTACCAAGATTCCCATGTGCCCGCATAGATATAATACCATCCGTCCACATTTCCAATCCGTTTATACCAACCCGGGAAAATTCCAGACCCCCAGCTCCGTAGTTAAAATCAATACGTAGTCTCTCATAATTATCATTATCATCCAATTCTATTGCAGACTTACCATCATGGGATAAAATTGTATGTTGTTTCCAGTATTTCCTATTTTTGACATTCATTTTGCCAAAAGGAAATGAGTGGGTATGTCGT